TTATAACGTCATCATTATGCCGTATACCAATAACGCTCAGGCTGAGCTACAAGCTGTTAATGAAATTCTGGCGTCTATTGGTCAGGCGCCTGTTACCACCATCGAGGCACAGACCATCACGTACGAAGATGGTACCACTGTCGAAGCTGTAATCAACCCGGAAGTTGCAATTGCTTATGAGACTTTAATGCAAGTCTCTCGGGAGGTGCAGGCAGAGGGGTGGACATTTAACCGAGAGGTTGAGTACCCACTTACTCCTGATGCTAATGGCTATCTATCACTAACTGGTAGTATGCTGCAAATTGATCTTAGTGATACTGTCGCTAATAGTAACTATGATACTGTTATTAGAAACGGTAAACTGTATGATAAGATCGGACACACTGATGTATGGGATACAACTAAGATCTATGAAGTAGATGTGGTTTGGTATTATGACTTTGTTGATCTACCTCAGGTCTTCAAAGACTATATTACATCACGAGCTGCAACACGATGTGCCATTCGTCTTGTTGGAGATGTGAACCTTACCCAAGCTCTTGCTTCCTTTGAAACATGGCGACGCGCTAACTGCCTTGAGTATGAGTGCAATGAAGGCGACTACACCATGTTTGGGTTTAAACAAGGTGATGGGTTCTACAGCAGCTATAAACCATTTAAGGCCCTTGCACGATGACAGCAATCTCTCAACGTATCCCCAACTTCATTGGTGGTATTTCCCAGCAGGCTGATGAGAAAATGCTGTTGGGTCAAGTTAAAGATGCTTTGAACTGTTACCCTGATATTACCCTTGGTATGCTAAAGCGTCCTGGTGGTAAGTTTCTAGGTAGACTAGCTAGTATTACAGCTAATACAGCTAATACAGCTTCATGGTTTAGTATATTTAGGGATAACCAGGAGAAGTATATTGCTACGGTATCCTCTGCTGGTGTTATTAGGGTATGGAATTTGTTAACTGGACTGGCTGGCAGTGTTACATATCCAGCTGGTAAGCAAGCATCTATTGAAAGCTATTTAACTGCTACAGACTATCGTAGCATTAAGACTCTCACTATTAACGACTTCACTTATATTGTCAATAGTGAGAAAGTTGTAACTGCTAAGGCAGCTCCTAGTTGGAATGCTAAAAGGCAGGCCACTGTTGTTGTTTCCGGTGTTGAGCATAATACTGCCTACAATGTAGTTATCAATGGCACCACATATACTTACACTTCCCATGCTTCTGGTTCTGGTAACCTGACTATTGGAACTGTGATGACTGGTATCTCAACAGCCATTACTGGTGGGTTCGCCACGAAGACTATCATTGACAATACAATCTACTTGACCTTTAGTACAGATACTAATGTGTCTGGTTTCGCAGGTGTCACCGGTAAGGACCTTCGTGTTTTTCAGGACTCTGTAGATACATTTGCCAGGCTTCCTGAACAAGCTAAGCATAACCAAGTTGTTAAGATCAACAACACTAACGCTAGCCAAGACGACTTCTATCTGAAATTCATCGCTGATGATGGGTCAAGTGGTAAGGGTTACTGGGAAGAGACTGTGGCACCCAACGTCAGTACAGGCATAAACGAGGCTACAATGCCCATTGCCTTGATTCGCACTAGCACTAGTCCTCTGACGTTCAGAGCCACCTTCCTGGACGGCTCAGAGACCATTAACAACCTTCCCTTACTATGGGAGCCTCGCTTGGTTGGTGATGAGGAATCAAACAGTCATCCTACCTTTGTTAATAATACCATTCAGGATGTATTCCTATTTAACAATAGACTTGGGTTCCTAACTGAAGATAATGTCTCCATGTCTCAAGCTGGAGATTACTATAACTTCTATCACAAATCAGCTACTACTGTTACTGTATCTGATCCTATTGATCTTAGCTGTGCAAGCATCAAACCAGCTACTGTTCGGTCAGTTGTACCAGTTACACAAGGTTTGTTGCTGTTTAGTGATAGTCAGCAGTTCCTAATGGAAGCAGAGAATGGTGCATGGACACCTGCTAACTGCTCCATCAGCACCATTGCTAATTACGAGTGTGATAGGTACATCAAGCCTGTTGACCTAGGCTCCACTGTTTTGTATGTTAGCCGTAACCAGAGCTGGTCTAGAGCCTTTGAAATCTTTGTTAGAGGACAAAGGGAGACACCTACTGTTACTGAAACCACAAAGGTTGTACCTGAGTGGATGCCGCAAAGCATTACAGAGACCGTAGGAAGTGCCCAGAATGGCCTGTGGGTAGCCTCTGGTAGGACATCTAACTATATGTACCTCCATAGGTACTACGAGCAGGCAGACGAGCGTGTGATGGCTGCATGGGTTCGCTGGCAGCTACCATCTAATGTTATCCATACATCAATCCAAAGCGATGTTCTCTATGTATTGACTAGTGGTACTGAGGGATATACAGTCACACAATACAAACTTGTACTGGCTCCTAGTACTGGTGGTCTTATCAATAGCCTTGGTAACACTGTTGATCCTAACCTGGATTCATGGTGTGAGGTGACTGATAATACCATGGTATCACCAACCCCACCAACAGCTCCTAGTTACAGTAATATCACGGACACTACTAAGGTATATCTACCTACGTATTTTAACACCAGTAAGGTTATTAGATTCGTAGTTGGCTTGCTTAAAGTAGGTAGTCCTGGTACACAATCTGGTTACACCAATGTAGCTGTACTGGCAACTGATGGTGGTGGTACGTACTTCACTATCCCAGGTAATGTTACCAGTAACTATATCTATGTTGGGTATGAGTACAACATGGAGGTAACGCTTCCTAGGTACTACTACTCTATGGGTCAGGCAGGTGTTGACTTCACTGCTATTACTACTACATCTCGTATGGCATTCTATACAGGACTTGGTGGTGATATCTACTTCAACATTAGAGATCGCAGTAGGCCTGAGTGGTCTAGTATTGGTGGTGCACAAATTGCTGATTTCTATATCTCTAATACATCTCCATTCCGTGATGCCTATGTTTATAAAGTACCTATCTACCAGAGACCTGATAACTACACAATGAAAGTTACTTCAAATACTCCGTTCCCTGTTAGTCTTGTGTCTATGCAGTGGGAAGGACAATACTCACCTGGCTTCTATAGGAGGAGTTAGTAATGGCTATAGATCCAATTAGTGCAATTCTTGGTATTGGCAGTGCCGTTATGGGAGGCTTGGGTGGACAAGCCGAAGCTGATGCTCAGAATGCTGCCATTGAAGCTCAACATAAGTATAGTACACAAGCTTGGCGTTACGGTAGGCGCAGCACCATGGCTGACTGGCGCCATAGTACTAAACAGTGGCGCCTTAACGAAAAGAACGAAGAAACTCTAGCTGCATTTAAAGATGCTACCAACCTTCAGGATTGGCAGTATAATCTAAAGATTCAAGACTTTGAGTATGCTTCTCAGATGAAGCAATATGCTAAGTCTGAACAGATCTATGGTCAGCAGCTTACCTTCAACCAGATGGCACAAGCTGCCGCTAATGAAGCAGAGTACCGTAAACTGGAAGACACAATGAAAGAGACGGCCTTCCAGAACCAGGACATTGTTATTAAAGCTCTCCAGTCTGAAGGAGTTGCTGCTGTCAAAGGTCAACAAGGTAGAAGTGCAGAGAAGATGGAGCAAGCTGAATTCGCTGCTCTTGGTCGTAACCAAGCAATCCTTGCTGAGTCGCTATTGAGTGCCAAGGCTGATGCAGCATCTGCTCTTCGCAAGATTGCTAACGATAAGTTTGGTGCCGATCTTGCAGCAGAAGCTAGTCGTATGCTTCGTCCTGATCGTCTTCCTCAACCGCCTAAACCACTTACTACACCACGTGCTGAGTACCTCAAGCCACGTAAGCCAAAGCAGTTTGACTTTGGTCCTAAGCCAATTAAAGGTGCCATGGCATCGTCTACTGGTTCATGGATTGGAGCAGCCAGTCAAGGTTTAACTAGTATTGCTGGTGCGATTGGTAGCTCTGGAAGTAAATATGATTTTGGCATTGATACAACAGGATTAAGTTTTAGTGGTAAGCCATTCTAAATAAATTAAAATGGATCAAGTAAGTTACAGAGGGTACGCCCGGAGTCTAGGTTTCGATCCTATTAAAGCACCTACGGAAGGTCTTGCTAGAATGCAAGAACGAGACAGCCGTATCATACGTGGTATGGAAGAGAACCGTAGGGACATTAAACAGGTTAGAGACGAGTATGGTGC